CGTGTAGAGGATCAGGAAGGATGGGTTCTGTTTGAAGAACACGTAGTTGACGTAGTCGCTCTCCTGCGCCGCCTTCGGCTCGTCTTCGGCATCCACCGGATCGAAGCTCACCAGATTGTCGGCGGTCGTGAAGATGCGCAGCAAGCTGGGCATGATGCTGTCGACAACTTCCGACGTGTCGTTCGACACGACCTTCGACTGACCGTCGATCTCGTTGCCGAGAGGCTTCCCCAGGTAGAAGTTCCACGCCTTGCTGCGCTCCGAGGCGATGTCGCCGTCGGGTTTCCCCATCGCCCCACGGAACTCAGCCTCGACGATCGCCAGTAAGTCCTCGTCGTCGAGGCCTTTGTCCTTCTTAGCGCGCTTTACGGGCTCTGCCATTGCGTGCGGCCTCGACCTCTGGTTCGTCACCTTCGATGGACGCATTGTTCACCGCACCGGTCGGTGTCGCTGCCTCCAACAAGTTCACCCGCTCGATCGTCGCGTCGAGCGCGGCCTGTATCTTGCGGAACTGAACCTTAAGCTCATCGAGATCGACTTCGGTCTGTCTGGTCATATCATGGTCACCGCTGGATAGTTCTTCATCGACTTGTCTCCCCGTCCCCTCTGTCGTCTAGCATACTCCAGCCCGGCGATCGCGTGTCGCGTCGCGCTCATCAGCGGATGCGTGTTGAGCGGCACCTTGCCGTCCACCCACTTGAAGCTGCCGAACTCGTCGAGCCACTCGGCCAATCGCTTGTCGACTTTGAACCGGCCTGACCGCATGCGCTCCGCGATGTCGCGCGAGACCGCGTCAGCCATGACCGGCGTTTCCTTGGTTGGTTCGGCGAGTGTGTTGCAACCGCGATCGAGCAGCTTCTCGACCAGTTCCCTGGCGCTCGCCTCCCAGGCGATCGGCACCCAGCGGCCGTGACGGTTCAGTCCTTCCGCGATGATCACCAGCGGCTCGCGCCGGTACACCGCGCAGTCCCATAGATGCAGGACATCAGCCTTCTTGTCGTGCGCCACCCACACTGCGGCGGCGCCGCCTTCGGGCTGGAAGTGAACGCCAGCGATGCACAGCCAGTCGTTCTCGATCACGATCAGACACCGCCGCGCTTGCCTGGGTCCACCATCGGCTTCGAAGCGACCTCATGCGCGCGGCTCTCGGTCTTCTTCGTCTCGCTCTCCTTGCTCGACTTCGTGATCGCCTGATGCTTCGGCTTCATGGTCGCATCCTGCTTCGCCATGTCCTCCTGCGAACGCACTTGGATCGGGTTCTGCGGGTAGTCGACATTGGGCCATGACTTGTCGGGCATGTCGGTCTCCTACTTCGGTTTCGGTATGCGGGCTCCGGCTTCGCGCGCCTTCGACAGCGCGATCGCCGTGCGCTGCTTCTTCGCAGCGTCCGGACCATGCATAGCATAGGTCCGCTTCACCTGCTTGGGCGTGTTGGCGTGAACCTCGCTGAAGGCGCGATGCACGAGCTTCTCGGTCTTGGTTGGTTTCTTCATCGCCTCGGCGTCCCGTAGTTGGGAATGTGGATTTCATACTCGCCGGTCGCGGGGCTCTCCAGCACGCCACCCAGCGCGCGTGCCATCAGTGGCGCCACCCGGTCGTACACCTTGTCGTGCGTTCGCGTGGCGCCGGTAAACTTCAGCGTGTCGGCGCCGGAGGTTTGCAGGTAGTCCTTCACGGCGCCATAGACCTCTTCCAGTCGACCAATGCCCTGCTTCGTGCTACCGGGCGGCCGATCTCGGTGCATACCACCTTCACCGTGGGGACCGACGAACGTCACCGTCGCGACATCCCTGCCGTCCTCCTCCGCCTTCTCCACCGTCACCCGCACACCGGACTTGGTGACCGCGCGATGCATGTCGCCGTCGAAGTGTTCGGCCCAGTGCAGCTTGAATGCCGGATCGTACTCTGCCGGTCGCTTGGGCGCCTCGCCGCGCCCGCCTTCCAGCAGCATCTCGCCTTGACCGGGGACGCCTCTGCCGCCGCCACCGTAATTCGGGGTCGCGCCCTCGGTCGTGTTCATCGGATTGATCCCTCTCTGTAGCCGGTCCCAAATCACGGGCGTCAGGAGCCCGGCGCCGGAGAGGATATCGGGTCGCACCTGCGCTGGGCCAAGTAGCCCGGCAGGCGCATTCGAGCGGTCGAGCAGCCCCTGCGATGTGCCGCCCATCCTGCGCTGCATCATCTGAGCCGTCAGCGGGTCGAGCAGCGGCTGCTGCGGGAATTGCGTCACTGGCGCCATTGCGGCACGTCGCGGATCAGGCAGTAGGGGCATCACACTGTCTCCAGCAGCCGATCGACCGGCACCTGATACACATGCTGCTCATGGCTCTTGGCGACCGCAAGGTGCGTCGCCATCGCCAGCGCGACCATGCCGTCGATCCTACCCCGTGAGCGTTTCTTGTCGAGCGATCGATTGTTCCTGGGATCGCGGATCACCACCGCGTTCGCCGCGCACATCTTGAGCACCGGCTGCCCACCGTGGCGGAGCTTGCGATCGCGGATTTGACCTTCCAGCACGTTCAGCGCCGGGCTCATCGAGAACCACCCCTGCTTGAACGGCACGAACACGCTGTCGACCCGGCTCTCGGACAGCCCGGCCTTGATCAGCCACGGGCGAAGCTGGGACATGTTCCACGGGTCGTATGCGATCGCCTGGATGTCGCGCATGGCAATCAGGTTCGCCAGATAGTTCGCCACGAACTCGTACTGAATGCTGCGCCCTGGCGTCGTGTCAAGGAAGCCTTGCTTGTTCCAAACGTCGTAGATCACCCGGTCCTGGCGCGATCGCTCCTCCAGGCCCTCCCCAGGCAGCCAGAACACGCATTCCGTGTCGAGGAACCCGCTGGTCATCGACACCATGATCAGCGCGGTCAAGTCGTTGCACGACGACAGGTCGAGACCGCAGTAAATCTCCCGCGTCAGCTTCGCCGGAGCGTCGCCGCACGCATTCCACTCCGACAGCGTGATGAACGGGTTCGACGCCTCGACACGCTGGTTGAGAATGAGGTTCCTGAACTCCGCCTCCCTGCTGGGCATGCGCCGAGCAGCCCGCGCCATGTCCATGACCTCGCGCGCATTCTGGAACTGCTCAAGAGCGGGGTTCGCCTTCCGGATCGTCGCCTTGGCGAACGGATCATCGCTCTCCGGCGCCGAGTACATGAACAGCTTGGTGCGCGGGTCGGTGTTCGTCAGTGCGTCGTCGATGAGGACCGACAGGAGGTCGCTATCGTTCGGTGATTGAGTAGATATCACGATTGACAGCGGTGCCTCCTGCGCTCCGGTCGCTGTCTCCAACGCCTCGTACAGAGGGTGTCGCGTCCCTCGTACTTGGCCCAACTCATCATGACAGATGAATACCGGAGACAGCCCAAAGTTCGTGCTCGCGTCGGCGCTCAGTGCTGTGTAGAGCGTGCCGAAGTGCGGGCAGTATAGCTGCTTGACCGTGTCGCGGATGACCACTTCCTCGCGCATGGTCGGCGACAGCCGCACGATCTTCGCCGCCAGCCGGAACAGGATGGCAGCTTGGTCGCGCGACAGCGCGGATGAGTACAGTTCGCTGTTGTCCCTCGCCTCGATGCCGCACAGGTGCAGCAGAAGCAGCACCGCCGCGAGGCACGTCTTGCCGTTCTTCCGTCCGAACGTGATGATCGCCCGGCGGGTCGGCGACCCGTAGATGCCCTGGATGATCTTCTTCTGCCAGGGACGCAGCTTGAACGGTTTGCCCATCAGCTTGCCGTCGGGAATGACGCAGTTCGTCTCGATCCACTCGACGATCTCTGCCGGGCTATTTATCCCACGGCTTTGGACCGCCGGAGGCTTTCGTTTTACCGCCGAAGGCTTTGAACTCGCGCGTCGCATAAGCCAACCCCAATCTCACCGACTGCATGGCGAGCATCCTGCTCTCGCGAGCGTGCATCTCCAGCAGCTTGTTGTAGTCCTTGACCGTCGCCTCGGCATTCTCGCCGAGATCACGCATCCGCTGACCGATCTCGCGGGCAGCCGCGACGTGTCGGCAGTACGCCTCCAGCACCCCATACATCGGCCGCTGGAAATAGTCAGCAGCCATCCCGGCCACGATCGCCCGCCACTCCTCCGCCTCCGGGTCCGACAGCCAGACCGGCGGATCAGGGCGCCGAACCGTCGCAACCGCCGTCCCCTTCGGGACCACGCGGAGTTCAGCAGCAGATTTTCGTCCTCTAGCGCCCATTGTAGGTCCGGTTCCTCTCGGATTATGGAAATGACCT